TCGCCCTGACCTCTGCCAGAAGCGAAGGATCTTCCATCAGCTGCGCAGCCACCGCTTTGCGGAATTGCTTGTCGTATTCGATGCTGTGAAGCGCCTCCCACTTTTCCTTCCGCTTGGCGATCAGATAGTCTGCAGTGTAGCTCACAGCAGATCCTCCAGTTTCGCCACCTTCAGTTCGCCCTCGACCTTAGTCACATACTCGCCCTGCATCTTGTTCATGATGTCCACAGCCTTGAGCTTGTCGCCGGTGTCCTCTTCCTCGCTCCTAATCACCTTTGTCAGCCATTCCAGCCGCTGCTGCGCCGTCATAATACTGGGCTTTGCAAGCTGGTCCCGCAATTCTTTCACCCTTAGTGCGACCTTAGCATCCGCCATCAGCTTGCTGGCGTTGACGTATACTGCGTTGTCGCTCATGTTCTTTGTGCTGTAAGCGGAGCGGTATGCATCCGCCTGGCTCATACCCTCGATAATGTTCTGTACAAACTTCTCTTGTTTTGCGGTCAGCATCTTCGCTCCTCCTCTCTCTTTTGTGCCCCAAACCCACCCTCCGGCGTATCCTGTGCCAGAGTCCATAACGCAAAAGAGCCCCGGGATCACTCCCAAGGCTCTTGTCGCAATTTCGTTTTTACCAGTATAACACATTCAAATCGAAAAATCTTCCGGTTTTTTTCCGGACTTTTCAGACCTCCATGCAGCCATACCGTGCAAGGGTATACCGTCGCAGGGCTTTATCCCTCCGCTCGTATACCGCAGACTTCTCCAGATGCAGGTCGCCGCACAGTCTGTCCACATTCCCCTTGGCGGGATTTATGTAGAACCGGTCAAGGACCAACATCTCCTCAGCATTCAGCACAGCCAAGCCACGTTCGACCTTGGATACCCAGTCCTTTGACAGAGTCAGCGATGTGTCCAGCTTGTCCAGTTTCACGATCAGATTGATCTGTCTGTCTTCCCATGGGGAGCCTCCCCCTTTTACCGGGGTAGTTCCGCTGGATCCGCCAAGTTTCACCATCTGCGCTTTGAGCTGTCGAATCTCTTCCGGTATGCTTTCCACCGCTGTTCGCTTGGCTTCATATTCCCGAAGTTCTTCCATGGACTCATATTTCCAATTCATCTCTATCAACCTCCTAACGTAACAAAATTCTCACTTCAATTTGTTGGCCACCAACAGTGCACATATCACGAATCCGATCAGAAAACCTACCACAAGGCCGACGAACAGGCAGATCAGCTTATCGGTCATGGTTTGCACCTCTCATATCAGCACCGCAGTTGGGGCAGTAGTTCAGCGCTTCCGACACATCGAAGTGCGCACCACACTCAGAACACCGGAACACATCGAAACAATAGACACTGTTCCCATCGAAGGGATCTCCGGCTTCAACCTTTGTTGCCAGCCACCGCCCCTTTTTCGCAGCATCCCTTTTACCGTCCTCATAACCCTTTTTATAGCCGTTCTTGTAGGATTGCTCGGTTGCTTCATAGGTTTTCATTGCATGACCTTCCTTTCCAAATCCCACAGCCTTCTATCAATCTCTTGAAACCTTGCTTCCATCCTTCCAAGTTCGTTCATAAGAAAGCCGTTCATTTGTGCTTTTTCTCGCAAATCTATGTATTCATCTAGGGTGATTGTCACAGTGTTTGTTTCAGGCATTGTCATTCTCCTTTCTAATAACCACGGATAAGCCACTTAAAAAGCTCCCACATCAGCCTTACAACTTGCTTGCGATTCAGGCGGACACCAGTGCCGTACTTCTGCCCAACTTTATACTCAAAATGGCGCAGGCAGTTGGTTCGCTTTAAGGTGTTGTATTGCTCCTCGTCTGGAATAGCGAAAATATTCATACGCAAGTATGTCGCACCCATTGTGTTGGATGTGTAACCCTCAACATAACCGTGCTTTTCCGGGTTCTCTCCGGGCAAAGCGGTATAAGTTTCGTTCACGATCTTAAATGCCATGCTCATTCTCCTTCCGCTGGCTGTTTGAGCCATGCCACACCACATTTCATGCAATCATGTTCCACATTTCGGCAAGGTGTGTATTTGAACGCTCCTTCGCCAAAACAGGCAACTTTGTGACTCATTACATCCAACAACCACTTCGCCAACTCCTCATCACTCATCGCCCGGATGCGGTCTGCGTTGGTCATCGGCTTATCAAGCACCTGCTGATTGAACTTGTCGCACTCACTGCCTTCCGTAAAAGTAGCTTCGTGCGGTGTATCACAAAGGTGCCGTGTGGGGCATTTTGCAAAAGCTTCTGCACTACATCTCAGCATTGTCATTCCCCCTGCTCTACAACCAGACCCACAAGAAAACTATGTGATAGCGGTAAGTATGTAATAGAAATAGAAATTGGGTTTAGGTTGTGCTCTCTGCAATAGCGGTTTACTTTTGTTTCAATATCTTCCGCATAGTCAATCAGCCAAGTTTCAACATGGTTCATTCTCCCTCTCTCCTTTCTCCGTAAGAACAGAAATTGCACAGTTGCGTATCTTTTCCCCACATTTCACAAAAGCCACTTTGAAGAAGATGGTCAGTAATTTGTGCGTTATCTTCGTCATAGCCTGTCATATTGAGTGACCGACATTCTGCACACCGCACCACTTCCACGGCATCCACTAACGGAGCATCACCAATAACTTCTTTGGCGAAAATCTCCATATCAGATATGCCAAGGGAATCAATAAGTTCATCCCTGTCAATCAAGTTCCGCTTTTCATTTGCCATCTTTACACCTCCAGTTTCAGTTGACCGGCTATTTCCCGGCGCTGGGCTTCCAGCTCTTGGATCCTTTTCTCCTGCGCCTCGATGGTATCGGCGGCCATACGGCACACCGTGCGCCGGTACTGGGTGCCTGTTTGCGCCAGATTCCTAAGTCCGGTAATTATTTCACTGTTTTGCATACAATTCCCCTTTCTCGCTGATGTGGGCGGTGATGACAGCGGTGATCTCCACCACTGCCACCAGATTATCTCCGTCCCACACATAGAGCATGTTTTCTTCCTTTTCCATGCGGTCCGCTGCGACATTGATGTAGCTGTTGTCATTCAGAACGATATTGCACCGCTTCATACTGCCTCCTGCTCCAGAAGGTCAAACAGGCTAGGCTGCTCAATGTCCGTTTCCTCACCACGAAGGTAAGCCACGCCATCGGCATAATAGCCGGCATTCAGCTCGCAGCCCCAACCGTATCTTCCCATCCGAACCGCCATCATGGGAACCGTTGCCAGACCGCCGAAGGGGTCAAATACTATATCGTCCTTGTTGGAGTACCGGTTGATTACGCGCTCCACGATATCCAATTGCAGAGGGCAGACGTGCAGCTGTTTTCTGCGCTGGCTCTGAGTGGTGTTCAGGGTCTTCATGCGGCTGATATCGTCCCACACATCCGGATGGATGGAAGCAGGCGGTACCGTCATAAATTCTTTGGAGATTGCATCCTTCTGCTCCATGGCATAGGACAGCGCCACATGCTTATCGTAGTCGTAGATATGGGCCTTGCTGAAATCACGGAACCGGCGCATCCGGTCGCTCATTTTCAGCCGTGCCAGCTCCTCCGGCCGCAGATTCCGGTCACCGGAAGAGCGCCAGAATGCATGTGCATCCAACTGCCACTGGCTGAGGGGATACTCCTCTTTCGCCTTCTCCACCGGCTGATCCGCATAAGCATTGGAGCAGTCTGTTGGGAGCTTCCGGAACAGCAGCACATATTCGGGACAGCCAACGCCCATCTTGGTACCGTCCTTGCACTGCTCCGTCCATCCCAGTCGGTAGGTCTGGTTATTCTCCCGGACCACATCGGTGGTCACCGTGATCATGCCGAAGTAGATAAATCCGTGTTTCATGTAGTGCTGAATGCACTGGGCGTGGAACGGCTCCATGGACGGCATACCGTAGCCGGTCACATTTCCGAAGAGTACACGATCCTTGACATGGATGGCTGCCACACGGCCGGGCTGAAGGATCCTCAGCAGTTCTGGGGTTAGGTAATCCATCTGCTGGAAGAACTTTGCGGTACTCTCGTTGTGTCCGAAATCGTTATAGCTTGGGGTATATTCGTAGTGATTACTGAACGGGATGGAGGTATGGATCAGACCGACGGAATTATCCGCCATACGTTTGACCTCTTCCACGCAGTCATTGTTTACATAGGTCCAGTTCTGACCTTTCTGTTCCACTCTTTCCACTCCTATCGATCTGGCCATCCGTTCCGCCTGGCGCTCACCCAGAAGGCCGTACTGCAGTACGATCTCCCGCATTTTCTTCTGCAGTTTGTTGTGGTTGTCCCACTTCTCCAGAAGCACACGCCATATCTGTTCCTCTGCTTCGGTGAAGATCACATCGATAATGACCTGCTCACTTTGCAGGAAACGGTAGATGCGGTGGATAGCCTGAATAAAATCATTGAATTCATAGTCGATGCCTACAAAGATCGCCCGGTGGCAGTGGCGCTGGAAGTTACAGCCGGATCCCGACAGGCTCTTTTTTGTGGCAAACAGCCGGGTTTTACCTTCGGAGAAATCGATCACCCGCCGTTCCCGTTCGTCATAGTCCATACTGCCGTAGATGTCCACGGTACCGGAGATCTCTTTCAAGATAGCCTTGCGCTCAACCTCCAGATCGTGCCACAGCAGGAAGTGCGCTTCTGGGTCACTGTCGACGATCTCTTTCGCCTTTGTCACTCTGGCCATGACGGATTCGTTCTTCTCTTTAGCGGCATCCTGCAGACTGACCGCGGTATCACGCATCATCTTGACCTGCCCATCAGGATCCACTACATCGCCAATACGGGTATTGATCTTGTGGATTCTCACATCCAGCGGCGGCAGGTCATAGCCGGTAGCATCATATCCCAGATCAGCAGGGCTGCTGAGAAACAGCGCCCAACTGCTGACCCACAGCCAGAATTCTTCCTCTTTGTGGGGATACAGTGTCAGATTATTCGCCTTGGTGCTGTCCCGCTGGAAGAATCGTGTCAATGCCTGCCCGGTGTCCATGACCTCCAGGTACCCGGCATAGTGGATCAGTTCCTTGTATCGGTTGGGGGAAGGTGTCGCAGTGGCCACCAGCTTATACTTAACACCCTTAAAAAGGTGCATAAACTCCTGAAAGGTCTTGGATCCGTAGGAACGGAGTACTGACGCTTCGTCCAGTGCGGCACCGGCGAAGTAGTGAGGGTCGATATCGCCATCCCGGACACGCTCATAGTTGGTCATATAGATCTTCGCCGGGGTAGCTTTGACCTCTGCCATGGTGCGTACATACACCGGAGCATCTATGCCAAGCAGTTGCTCAGCATCTCTGGTAAACTCCTGCCGGACACCCAATGGCAACACGATGATCACCGGCGCCTGCTCATGCTCCTGCACCAGTCTGCACCATTCCAGCTCCTGTACAGTCTTACCCAGACCGAAGGATTCGAACAGCGCTCTCCGGCCACCCTTGACCGCCCACATGACAGCATCTCTCTGGTGTGGTTTCAATGCCGGGTTGATATCCTCAGGGCAGACTTCAAAGCCGCTCACCGGTGCCACTTCCACTTTGGTATGTAAAAATTCGTTGTAGTTCATCCCGCTACCTCACACCTGCGGAATCAGGACATTGGTGCCGCAATGTTCGTTCATGTACTCGATAGCTTCTTTATAACCAGCACCACCGTCAGCTTTGGGCTTGAACGCAAACCGCACCTTTGCTGGCTCAGTTTCTTGCAGTCTGACAAACCGCTCGGTATCGTACTGACAGCCGAAGCCACACAGGGCGCAGCCAGTTCTATTACTTTTGGTGCAACGGTAATGGCCACCCTCGCAAACGATTGCCCCATAATCTTGACAAATCGGGGTAGCCCGGTACTGCAAGCTGAATAGGATACCGTCCGTGGTCATGGCACCGAAAGGCTTGGACTTATATTCGCCGCTTGGGAGCCGAATGTTGCATCCTGATTTCAGGTACTCAGCTTCACGGCTCTTACTTTCCGATGCCTGTTCACCAGTCATCATATTTGGGAAATCGAGTGACTGTAGTGCTGCTTCCTTGATCTTCACGCAACATTGCTCGCTTAAATCGATGTCACAGGCAACCATCGGTAACCACCGCTTGGAAATGGTGAACGCCTTCCCAAATTGGTCATTGTAGGACCTATATCCAGTCAAGCTCAGGACGCCAGTTTTTGAAAACCCAATATCAAACAGTTCCTTAACGCTAGATCTGTCGGCTTTGGCCAAACGGACAACTGTTTCATAATCGCAGCCGGTCGCAATCATGTCCCGTTTGACCGTTCTGATGGCCTTGCTTTGCATCTTGCTTATAAGCGGTATGCCGTTTTCCCGGATGAAGTTCACCCAAACGATTCCGTTGGGTGGCCTGACCTCTGAAAAATCGATGCTGACACCGTGTTTCTGTTCCATGAAGGGAATGAAAGCAGCTATAAACTTCAACATGGCCGTTGTTTCATTCGTGGTATTGGCAAAGCACACCTTGACCGGCATGGCTGCATATTGGGTGGTGTTCCACGCTTCACAGAACATATCCAGCAGGAGGGAACTATCTTTGCCGCCAGAAAAGCACACCGCAATATTGCCCTGGGTATCCCGGATGGCCTCCAAGATTTTGGCGAACGCGATGTTGTACTGTCGATCTAGCGGTCGTTTCCACATTTCAATCAGCTGTGCTTTTGAAAATGTATTCTGCATTTTATCTCCTCCTGTCGTGCTTAATCCCGGGGTAGTTAAGTAATGCGTTCATCCCATTACCTCCACTTCTGCTATCGCCCGGAAGATGGGGTAGAACTGCTGTGGCACGACGGCGTTTCCGAGGCACTTAAGTCTGTCCACCCTATCGGGAACCCCATGAGCCACTCGACCCACGCTGGGTTCAACTGGCCACCAACTACCGAATTCAGTTCCGTTTTCTGACTGAACCGTTTGGAGCCCGGGTTCAGATCCGGAGATTTGAAATCCCGGGTTGTTGGTGTTGGAAACAAAGCGACCACTGCTGCTAAATCCCCATGTTTTACTCCAGACGGACTGTTGCCGTTGCTCCCACCCACTCTGGGCGTCGGCCATAGCCGCACTGCTCCCGGTAACCCGTTCCTCGGGTCTCCCGATATTGCTCCGCGCTTCTCCGCGTCGTTGGCTCTCGGTGTCGGCCAAAGGCGCACCGCCGTGGAAAGGCTGATCTGCGTTCCCTTCTTTCCCTCTCTGCGGATTTGCAAGCCCTGTCTGGCTTCCGATGCACATACTGTGGGCCAGAATGGCGCAACGGTCTCGCCGGTGCGGGGCATCGACGGCACAAGCCGGAATAATAACCGCTTCGCAGGCGTAGCCGATGCTTTCCAAGTCAGATAACACCGTGTCGAGCGCCAGTGTGACGATCCCAGCAACATTCTCACCAACGACCCAACGGGGTCGGATCTCCTGTATAACTCTAAGCATTTCCGGCCAGAGGTAACGGTCATCTTCCTTGCCTCTTCGCTTCCCGGCTGTACTGAATGGCTGGCAAGGAAATCCTCCTGATAATACTGTGACTGTTTCCTGTCCTGTTTGTTCATAAAAACTCTCCTTTGTAAGGGTGCGGATGTCACGCCACCGGGGAAGTCCCGGCCAATGCTTCTCCAACACGGTCCGGGGGTAATCTGCCCATTCGCACTGCCCAACGGTGCGGAAGCCCGCCCATTCGGCAGCAAGATCCAGACCGCCTATTCCTGAGAACAGGGACAGATGGGTTAATTCAGGATCCCTCAGCCGTTCCATATCTTTCTGGGTCATAACCCTACCTTCTTTCTTGCGATTGACATGCGTGCGTCGTACCAGTGGAGATACACAAGGCAGGGTTGGTCACAGGTCGCCTCCAACTGACAGCCGGAGCAAGGATTCGAGCGAAGATAGCGCCGTACATCGTCCGGATGGTCGTAGGCGAATCCATTCGGCTTTCTAAACTGCAGTACCGGACGCAGGATCTGTTTGGCAAAGGCATTGATCTGCTTCTGACGGTAGCGGTAGCGGATACGCCATTTTTCGCATCCGTCGCCGCCATCGCATGGATTCTGGCAGGTGTCGCAGGGACTGGGATAGCTCATTGCGGCACCTCCTCTTCCGGCGCTGCAAGCATACGGCGGATCGCTTCCCGTTCATCGTCGTCCAGTTTTCTGGATGTGTCCGCGGGACAGCCTTTTTTGGATGCCGGTGCCGGCGCAGGGGTGGTTTTCCAATAGCCTTTGGTTAAGAAATTTGCGGCGGAGGGAACAAAGGCACCGCCGTTATCCAGCCAGCGGCTGGATTTTTTCCATGCTTCCAGAGAGGAAAGGATCTTAGCAGCAGTTTCCTTTGAGGGAGCAAGGGCTTTCCACGCGGCATAGGTCGATTCCCGGCTGATCTTGCCGGGGCCGTCCGGATAGGAGCTCCAGAACAGAGAAAAAGATTGGCCATCAAATCCGGAAGAGGCATTTTGTGAAGCCGGGATATTCCCGCCGTTGGAAGGCTGTACTTCCGGTTTGCTTCTTTTATTATTCTCTTTCTCTACCTCTATCTCATTCTCATTCTCTTTCTCTTTCTCTTTCTCGCTTGCGCTTTGCTTGTCGTTTGCTTCCGGTTTGCTTTCCGTTTGCTTTCCGTTTGCTTTATCACTCTTGCCTCCCCGCTTCCCGCTTTCTGATTTCTTCCGAGAAGCATCCAGTGTGGGCTTCACAAGCAAAAAGACAGCACGGCAGACACTGGAAAGAGAATCCGGCTCCTCACCGAATAGGGCATATCGGATGATAGATTTAAGAATGGGGAGCTGCTGCTTGGCAGGCAGCTCCTCGATGGCATCCCAATAGGATTTATAAAAGGTAAATTGCGTGCGGTTATCCGTCACTGGGGATCACCTGCTTTGGGGTCGTCCAGAGTGACAACGGTGCGGGCGTTTCCTTCATCATAGCCACGGGTGTCCTGCACCTCTTCATAGGTGGGGATACCCAACAGGATATCCGGACAGTGGACACGGGCAAAGAATGCTGCTGCCCGGTACTGCATCATCTGCACCGGCATGGTCTGCCACTTGGAGCCGGGCTTATTCAGCCAGCCTTCCTTCTGTGCCATCTGCAAAGTGACGGTATCGGAGACGCAGGCAGCGCCGTTGGAGCGGCGGATCGCCCGGGCATAGCAGCCGTGGGAGGGGGTGCCGGGTTCACCGACGAAGATGAATTCCAAGGGGGTAAAGCGGCCGGAGCCGTTGACGGCGGCGGCGCAGAAGGAACCGGACCAGCTGGGTTTTCCTTTTACAACATAAAGGTTCTGCATGACCATTAAGGGGGAAAGGCCAAGCCGGTTGGCAAGGTCAATGGCCACAAGGCAGTTTTCCGGGGAATTGCGGTATGTATCCGGAACGAGGGCGGAGCTGCAAAGCATCTTTGCTGTCCGGAAGGAATAGTTCATCAGTTTCACATCGTTCCACATGGTGACGGCGGTGGGGACTGCAACGGAAAGGGCCAAAGGCTCTTGATTTTGGGGTTCTTCTGCGGCAGCTTCGGGTGCGGGTTGCTGGATTTCGGTTTCGTTTTTCAGTTCTTCAGACATGATTTGCTCCTTTCTTCCTGCGCTTTGGCAGGGCATTATGGATGGTAATGAGGGCGAGCGCCAGAGGCTCGTCCTCCGGAATGGGGATCAGACGGTAGGTGCCGTCCCGCCGCAGGTGCAGGATCAGCATTTTTTCCACCTTCAGCCTCCGGGCGATCAGCATGAGCCGGTAAAGATTCAGCTGGCCGCGGCACAGAGGCTTATAGGCGGAATAGGTGGTTTTGATATCCAGAAGGGTATGTTTGCCGTCCAGCAGACCGAAGCGGTCCGGAGTGCCAGCAAACAGGTGCTCCGGGTGATACATAGGCTGCTCCGTAAGCTGCCATGACGCGCTGTGTTCCCGCAGGAAATCCCGGTAGGCCATGACATAGGGAAGATGCTCTTCGGCGGTTTCTGCTCTGCCGGAGGCATCCAACGCGACTGTGGCGGCATGGACGGCTGTACCCCGTTCAGCAGCCGCTTCCAGCTGCCATTTGGGGACATTTTCATAGACGGCTCTGTGCAGCGGGTCGCACAGATCGGACACGCAGGGAAGCACTTGGCCGTCAAGGGTATAGATGTGTTCGGCTTCCCGGAATAAAAGGTCAGGCATGGCTTTAGGAAACCGAAATGCCGTTAGCCAGAAGGAATCTGGCTGTTTCGGCGGAAGTTAGTTTCCGCTTTCTGGCGATCTCCAGCAGGCCTGTCAGCTTTCCGTAACCTTTCGGCGCTCCAATACAGGTGTAGGGTCCGCGGCAATAACCGCTCAAAAACTTTTTCATGGTCATTCCTCCAGATCGTCGGTGTCATGGGTATGGCGGTCAACGCAGCGCTCACAGACGACGCCGTCCAGCCCGAAAGGGGACAGGTCTAAGTAGGTTTCGGACAGAATGGGTTCCTCGCAGCACACGCAACGGGGGCGGCGCATGACCTTAGCGGTATAGGCAAGGTCCCGGGCGGCGAACTGCCGGTCAGCTTCGTAGCAGTCAGGGAGATTCATGGGGTTTCTCCTTTTTCCAGTAGGAGAGGAAGATCTCCTCCGCTTCGTAGGTTTCCGCAAGGCTACGGACAAGCTCGTGGATATGGACATCGTTACCGATGAAAGCGCGCTGTATGACGGTTCCGGTGTTTCCTTCGTCGAACACAACAATACAGCCTACATCGGCCATATTGGACGGGGCTTCTACGACAAAGACATCGCCGGAGTCGTTTTCCACCAACAGAATAGCGGTACAGGCAAAGGGCATTGACAATTCCTCCTTGGTTTGCTATATTGGATGTGGATTATTTTGGTCTGCCACTGTCAGAGGTTCCAGCTCTGGCGGTGGCTTTTTCTCGTTTTCCGTCGCGGTAAAGGTGCAGTCCGCTGCGCTCCATATCCCGGAGTATCTCTTTGGAATAGCCAAGGTTCGGGACGGTGGAGCGGCAGAGGGTGACGCCTGCGCGGCGGATCTCATACAGGGATTCCATAGGCTTTGGCAAGGTTTTGAATGACACCGCCGTTATAGGCATGTTTTGTCAATTCGACGAAAGCGGCAACAGTAGTGCTTCCGTCCAGCGTCAATCCCCGGTCTTTGACAAAGGCATTACGGCCGGCAAGGCAGGAGCCGGTGAGCTTATGGTGCCAGTCAAACAGGTCCTGATTGGGATAGGCTGCGTTGGGGTCGGGGTGGGCCTTTATGAATTCTGCGATCCGCTGTTCCTCAGGCATATCCTCGAAGAGCTTGTCCGTAAGGGCGGTCATGGCATTCCGCAGGGTATCGCCGTGGGCGAACTGGTTGTTTCCCTTAACTATGTAGCAGGGCGTGAGTGTCAGATCTGACTGCGGGATGAAGCCCCGGGCCACATTGCCGTGGACAGATTTGATGATGGTGTTAACATCATCGATTCTGTATACAGGATCTCCGTTAATTGCCGAAATGCCGTCGCCGTAGCCGTAGCCGGAGCCGTCGCCGTAGCCGTAGCCGGAGCCGTCGCCGGAGCCGTAGCCGGAGCCGTCGCCGGAGCCGTAGCCGGAGCCGGGGTTAAGAAACTCACGAATCTTTTCTACGCTCTCCATTCTTTCACCCCGCGAATAGATGCCTCCGCCTTGTCGGAGCAGGGAATAATCTCAATGGATTCGAGCAGAACGATCTCCGGCACGGTTACGGTGAACTTGCAGTTCTTCGGCTTTCTTACTCCTTCTACGGCCACCTGTGACAGGCTGGCCGCGCCGTCCCAATACCACAAGCGGCGAACATCGGTCATAACAACCTCGCGTCCCTCGCGGCTCTTGATGTGCCCCGCGAACACTCCGGCGCGGTCACAGCGGACGATGAAATACTGCTCCTTTTTGTTTTCCATTTTTCTTTCTTCCTCTCGTTTCCTATTCTTTTTTCGCAAACAAGTTTATTCGGTTATCTACCACAAGCGCATACAGTGCGTTCGAAAGACGCTCAACAACATCTTCTTCAAACCCGAAACCATATATGTCATCCACCCCATGCAGGATTTCGTGAATCAGTGTACACTCGTCCTGCTCCATCGAATTCTGCGCGCGCAACGTAATTACCTGAGTGTTATAGTCGATCTGTCCGTAAAGCTCATCCCCGCTGTTCAAAGCCGACTCTGCTTTCTTTATGTCGTAGACCTTCCAGCCGATTTTTATTTTATCGATCATTCCTCCACAACCTCCCACGTTGCATCCATGGCGGCCTTTGCGGCGTCCTCCGCCGCTTGGTACCGAGCTGTTCTGATATATGTATGCCGCCCGAACACTTCCGAAAGGTCTTCCTCCAGTTCCTCCGTCATCGTCGCATAGCAATCGGCGCAGATAACGTCGTGCCAGTTTTTTGAGTGGTAGTGCGGGCCGCTGTCAGCGTCCCCACAGCAGCTACAGCGAATTTTGCTCAGCATGCTTCTTTCCTCCTTTCGATGCCTGCTTTATTCGCCGGTGATAGTGCGCCAGATATCCGGCGGCGGAAGCTTTTGCAATGCCCAATGCCGATGCAACATCATCCGTGCTGGCCCCTGAAGCGAACATGCTGACGGCTTTTTCGCGAATCTCTCCGTATCGTTTTAACATCCGGTGTCCGCAAGGGCCAAAGCAGTTTGTGCAATCTTCTTTATCGCACGAAAGGCATTTTCCCCGCTGTTCCGGCTTGTCCGTCGTGTAGAAAGATCTGTCGGAACCGGCTGTTGCAGATGGTACTGCAGGGACAATTTCCTCCGGCTCCCCATGAACCGGTTTTGCGTTCCGACGAGGAACAAAAAATCGGCATGTCTTCTGATCATAAAGGCTCCAGCCGTTTTGGATTGCCACCAGCCATTTCGTCCTCCCGGCAAGGAGAGCGTAATTGCACGTAGGGTCTGTCTCATGGTGAAGCTTCTGCTTGTACAGGCATTTCTCGCATTGATTCTTCCTGATCCAGTTTTTATATCCTTCCCGGATCGCTTCTCGGACGGAAATCATCCCCGCTCTTCCTCCCACGACTCGACGATCTCCCACATACGGACAATGTCCTCGTTGACCTGGTCAATGCGGCGGTTTGCCAGGGCAGAAAGCGCAAAGATTATAATCAGAGAAAAGACAACCAAGAGATAGAACACGTTCAAGATAGACTCGCTGCGCTCCTGCTCTCGGCGCTTCTGCCAATTCTCCTGTCTGTTCGGTTTATTCGGGTTCATGCTTGCACCTTCTTCCGTCTTTGTTTGCTCTGCCACCGGCAGATGTCCATTGCAACAGTATCCTTGTTCGCCCGCCCGTGGTGCAGCGTGAAATACTCATATACGGACGAATTAGACTTAAACCCTGACACCATCTTAATGTCAGAGACATCAAGAAGGAGTTTTTCCGGGAACATCCGGTCAAGCTGGTTCATGATCTCGTTATATCCTCTGGGGACTGACATTTTCTTCCTTCCTTACTTCAAATAAACTAGAGCTCCGGCGGCGGCGGGAGCGGCACAGACTTCCATGTTATGCCGTTAATGGCGTTCTGCATGGTCTTTTTGGCTACACCATAGCGTTTTGCCAGCGTTTCAAACGCCGTTCCCTTTTCGGCCCGCTCCGTCCTCGCCTGCAAAACTGCCTCTTCTGAAAGTTTCGCAAACACATTGTCGGAGCCGCATGGGGGTCTGTTCCGCCCCTTCCGTTCTCTGTCATCCATGTTGTCCTGCTTACTCCCGGCAAATAAATGATCGGGGTTAATGCAGCATGGGTTATCGCATTTGTGGCAAATTTCCATGCCCTCTGGAATTTCGCCGCAAAATAGCTCGTATGACAGACGATGCGCCGAAACACTTTTTCTTGTTCCGTCTGTTCTGCTTCCAACTATCAATCTCCCGTATCCATTACGCTTGGTCTTTTGCCATTCCCAACAGCCGGTTTGCTGATTGACCTTTACTCCCCTTTTAAGGCGCTGCTCAATGCTCATGGTCGGCAACCCTTTCTTCCTTGCGGAATAGTCAGGCCTCTCCTCCACGCTGATCCAGTCCATAGTCCTCAGTCCTCCCGATAGTTCTCGTCTTCTTCGTTAGACAAAATGCGGCGGATTGCTTTCTGCTGTTTCTTCGTAAGGGTGTTAAAATCCAGTTCAAAGTCATCGCACCCTTTGCGCGGATAAGGTCTGCCATCATCGCAGTCCCAAGAGAACCGATAGCAGCAGTGGTCGCACAAAGCCATAGTCCTCACTCTCCTTTCTGGCGGGATAGTTGTCAACGATACCCAGCACCCTCAAACTCGCGGTAAATGTACTCCACCACTTTCCCGCATTTCTTGCACCGCTTATAGAGCTGTTCACCGCTGATGCAGTAAAACATACTGTTCTGTCGGCAAACTTCCCAGTCGTGCTTGCAAAACAGTTGTTTAATTTTATGAAACATAGTCGTTATACCTCCTGTTGGCGGGATAGTTGGGCGCGGGCGTTCCAAGCGTCCAAATCATCCTGTGCCTTGTTTACATGGTCAGGACACGCTTTGCATTCTGGAAGAAGCTCGTCTGTTTTCCTGTCAATCCACCCGTGACAGTAAATCCGATCCTTCATCCCATCGTTCCATTCATGGCTGGCTTGACCTCTGCGTCCTAAAGCACACTTAACAGTTGCCACTACTCATCCTCCTCCACAAGCTCCCCATCCACAAGCTTGTACCACACGTTCTCCTTGACGGTTTCGCCGTCCACGACGAAGGCCTTCCACTCTTTAATGTCATAGTCGTGTTGGTTTTCCACGCAGATGACTAGGATCGCGCCCTTTCCACCGCGGGCCTTTATGCCGTTGCCTCGAACCAGACCGCAGCCGTTCACACCAACCGATACAGCGCCTCGTGACGTGGCGGCTCCATACTCTCCAGCGGTGGCGGCTCCATACTCTCCAGCGGTGGCGGCTCCATACTCTCCAGCGGTGGCGGCTCCATACTCTCCAGCGGTGGCGGCTCC